ACGGCGCAGCCCAGTCGGACAGACCTTGGCTGTTGGTTGTACCGGGTGTCGTGGGGGTTGCTACATCAGGCATGGTTGTTCCTCAAGCTAAAAGTTTTTTGTCGGCGTTGCTGGGCTCGCCGCGCTTTGCGTTGCGGCGCTCGCTGTGGATGCGCTCCACCATCTCAGCAATTTTGTCAGCACCCGCATCTGTGGAGCCGTTGCCGATCTCTGAAACTGTTCGGGCGTCGAGCACATACTCACCGTCGGCAAGACGTGCTGGCTGGTTGTCGCCAATCTGCGCAACGATGTCGTCAGAAACACCGTCGCCCGGGCCGCGAAGCAGTCGGCCACCTGCGGCATCCAAAGCGCCAATACCACCACCCGCTGCACGGTAGACCGTGGGGCCGAAGTACTGGACACCGCCTTGGCCGGGGCGATAGCCCGGAGCCTTTTGAATCTCTGCGTACGGCGTTGTGCTGCGGCTGGCTGAAAGACTTGGAATGACAGCACCACTGGAGCCGCCACCTTTATTGCGCATGGCGTCGAGGGCCATGAGCATCATGATCCACTTCATCCAGTCGTCTTTTTTCTCGCCAGCATCATTTTTGCCGCTGGCAATGTCTTTGATTTTGTCGAAGATGTTCTTGTTGTCACCCGGAGTTACTGGGGTCTGACCCTTTTCAGTCGTTACAGTGGTTGGCTTTGATGGGTCGCCTGTACTGCGCACAACATTCCCCGGCGAAACAATGGCCTTCTCGCCAGTCTTTGCGGGGTTGTTGATCCAAGAGTTGGGGTTGCCAATTGCGTAGCGCGTGCCCTTGTCCGGGAGGAAGCCAAACTGGGTAAGCGTACCTCCGGTCCCCTTGCGGACATTCCCGCTTTCGTCGTAGTCGGCGGGTATGTACTTGGACAACCCCTGTCCACCGCCCATGCTTTGAAGGCCCGGTCCACGAGTTGCGTCCGCATCAAAGCCTTCACCCTCTGTGGCTTTGAAAAGGTCTCCATAGTCCCTGTCTTTTTGCAGCTCAAACCGTGCAATTTGCTCGGGGGTACCAGTTTTTTCAAGGTCGTTGATGTCCCTGAAATACTCGCTTTTAAGGCCAGTTGCGCCAGTCTCTGGGTCAACGTACGAAATTTCGCCGCGACCGGTAACCGTTTTGAGGCCGAGGCCATCGCCAGAACTTCCGGAGCTATCAAACTTCAAACCACGAGTCAGACCACTGCCGCCACCTTCGCCTTCTTCGCCGCTGAGCTTCATCATAAGGTCATCAAGACCTTGCGTGTCGCGGTAGATGTCATCCATCCCAGCGCCGCCAGTAAGTTCATCTTCGCTGCCGCCCCCAAGCTGGCTTAGGTCAAGGTCCCCGAAGTCGAGCCCAGACATGTCTACATCCGCCAGCCCCTCCAAACCTTCTAAGCTGCTCAGGTCAAGTCCCTCCAAGCTACTCAGGTCGAGACCCTCCAAGCCGCTCAGGTCCATGTTCTCCAAACCACTCAGGTCGAAGTCGCCAAAGTCAAGGCCAGACATGTCACCAAAATCAAATTCATCCATTACATGCTCCTTGCCATCATATTCGTGGCGATTCCAGACAACATACGTGGGTCCATGCCATAGGTGTTACCCGGTACTTTAACAGGCAGGGGGCCTTCCAACAAGCCGCCTCTTGCGTTCCCGGGCACCGCTTCTTTTAGCTTTTCTCGGGCACCTGATGTGATTGCCGAGCTGAGCACCTTGAGCGGGTCAACCTTCTTCCCTTGAATCAGGGGAGACACAACCGAGGAGGCCATGTTCAACTGCTGGGGGGTTAGGTTCATGCCCTTCGTTGCTTCACCGAGGCCGTAGTTGGTTAGGCCGCTGAGCGCTCCCTGCTTGAGCAGATCGCCAAGGTCACCGCCCTGCAGCGCCCCTTTGACCACTCCCGTGCCAGCACCCGTGATGGCTCTGGCTGCGTTTGCGTCAAGACCGGCTGGCAACAGAGAGCCAATCCCCGCGCCAATGACAGGTGATATGGCACCGCTAAGAAAGCTTTTCCCGAAATCTTGACCACCGAGAGCGCCAATACCGCTACTGATGATGCCTTGGGTTATCGCAGCATTGGCCAAAGAGCCTGCAGCCAATGCAGAACCGCCGACACTAGCCAAACCGCTACTAATTGCAGCACCCAATCCGGGAAGCACAAAAGGAAGCACCATGGCAGCAAAGGGTGCTACGTCTTGCAAAGCAGCGCCAAGCCCGGCCTTCTCTTTGCTTGCCACCAGAACAGGGGTTCCGTCTTTGGTGAACTCCACAGTCAGGTAGTTTTTCTTTTTGTTCATTCCGCCGCTGCTGGACTGGTAGGCAAGCTGGCGTGTAGCGTCGGTCAGCTCTTCGCCGGTTCTTTTGTTGACGACGACATTTCCAACACTCTCTTGGTACTTGCCGTCTTTAAGCGTTGCCTGCTCTGCTTCCGATAGTGGTGCAAATTCGTTGTATGTATTTTCGCCGTCTTGGACTGTTTTGTATGTTCCGTAAGAGACCTTGGCCTGATCTTTCGGCACCATGCGCCATTCGCCGCTATCACCAGAATCAACGGCATACCCCAAAGTACCATCATTGAATTCGGTCAATCTCTGGCCATCGGCTGTGGTGTATTGAACCTCCGCCTTGGTGGTCTTGAACTTTTCCTTCTGCCCCAAGTCAGCAAGACTTTTGACGCCCTTCTTTTCAAGGATGTCAGCCATCGTCTTAGGGTCGCTGTACACGCCTTGGTAGTACTTGTCTCCAAGCGCCTTTTGTTGGGTGCCAATCTGGCCAAGCATTCTTTCTTTTGGGGGCTTGTTCAGCTCATCCAGTGTCGGCTGCAGCTTGTCGCCAAACTTTGCCTTGATGGTCGGGTCCTTCAGGGCGCTTTCAAGGAACGTCCTTGTCTGATCTTCGTTCAGGTTGGGGTCCGTCCGCAGCCTGTTGTACTCCGACTCAAAGTTCGTAGGCGTGATCTTTGTGGCTGCTTGAGTAGTGCCAGAGGGTGTTGATGATGTTGCCTTCTCAGCAACCAAACCAGCCAGCCCGCCCTGCTCGCGCATCTTCTTGACGTAGGCCTCGGGGTCCTTGGCGTAGGCAACAGGATCGAAAGTGTTGGGGGCTTTTTGCTGAGATGAGCGGTAGTCGGCCTCGCGTGAAGCAGCCGTGCTTGCACCGGTTACAAACTGAGAATTTGGGTCGTTTTTCTTGGTCGTCTGCGCCTTGTACTTGTCGTAGGCACCGGGTTTGTTTACCGAGAAACCAACCACTCCAAGGACATCCCCGCCCTCCACCCAAGTGTTGAGCTGGCTGTATGTTTCGCCGGTTGCTTGAGACAAATCACCCAGCGTGACGCCATACTCCTGCATGAGCCGACGCATCTCCGATGGCTTGTCCTTGTTCTCATCCCAAGCTTTTTTGATGTTTGCAAGTTGCTCTGGTGGTCGGTTTGAAGTTTTCAGTTCGTCCAGTAAATCAAACTTGTCTGCAGGCTTTGCTGCGGCGTAGTCGGTCTTGAACTTGCCTTGCGGGATGTAGTTCTTGTCAATCCACTCACGGACTGGGGCGTAGTCATCTTTCCCGTCAGGGCCGACGCCAAGAAAAAAATCAGGAGCGTTCGGGTTTGCTTTTCCGTAAGCATTCAGAGCAGCACGAAAATCTTCCGGTGATAAATCTGCACCCTGTTGTGGTGTCAGAGCGCCAATGTTCCGACCTTCCTGCTGGCCGTAGTTGAAGTAGTGGCGCATGGCCTCTTCTTGCGTGTCGATCCCCGCCGCACCCAAGTCTTGGTTGGCCCCGACGTAGCGCTGCCAGTCGAAGTTCTCGGGCATGACGTTGGGGTTGTACCATTGGTCCGACATCCAGTTGTCAGTGGGTGCTACAGCAGGCGTAGAAGTTGCGGACCCTCCAGTCGGCCCAGACTGACTCGAAGCAACATCGGGTTGCGGTGCCGCCAAGTTCCCGAGGTTTCTGTTCTCGGGTGCGCCGTAGTATTGGTAATGGCGCAGAGCTTCAATTTCAGTGTCAATTCCAGCAGCACCCAAGTCTTGGTTGGCGCTCAAGTATTTCTGGAAATCAAAGTCTTGAGGTCTTTGATTTGGGTCTACGGACAAGTCCGCCATCCAGTTGTCTTGTGGATTTACCATGTCAAACCTTCACTTTCAATACGTTCGAGGCACTGGTGTCTCGATAGACATCGCCCACGCGCAAGTTGGCCAAGTCCGCCTGCGTTGGAAGAGTGTTGATGTCGATGTTTAAACTGGCAACATTAAGCTGCTGCACAGCGTTGATCTGCTTGAAGAACAAGTTGAAGATGTTCTGCATCTGGTCCATGAACGCAGTGGTGTACTCCTGCGGTGCAGCAGTGGGCCGAGGTGGGGTTACGCGACTGAACATGCCCATGGTTATCTCCTACCGTCAGCACGCAAGTCAAGTCGGGGAGCCCCGAGCTGCCACGTCACGCCAAGCCCATCGCTCTCCACCTTCACAGACATCTGACGTGCCCGCACCCGGGTAAAAATCTGGCCGGTGAATTCTTCAATCGGCAGAACTGCGGTGCGCGTGATTGGCCTGTTGTTCTCGCCTCCAACCGAAGGAGGCGTGGTGTACCCAGAACCCGAGTTCTTCAGAGGCTGCATGTACATCCGGGCCGTAGGGGACGCGGCGTCAGACCCCCGGAAAGTGATGTCCGGCAGGACGCGGTATAGGAACATGAAGTTGTGCCCGTCGTCCAGATCGAATTCAGCGGACGTGATGGTTGCTGCGATTGGCGTAGGCATGGCCGTGGAGTTGTCGTCCACACCCGACTCATGGTTCACAATGTTGTTCAAGTACGTCGCAGCAATTGGGTAGTCCCGCAGGCCGGAATCCAGCCATGCCGAGCGGCTCATGTTGCCGTAGTACCAGATGTCTTCAAGGTAGTTGTAGATCGCATACTTGTCCACCACGGTAGAGCCCGCCGAGCAGTAGAACCACCAGACCTCGTTGAATCCCTCGTTCGTTCCCGCGAACACCTGCGAGTACTGGTCTTTGTCAAGATCAGAAAAGATGTACTGGCGCAGGTCGCAGCGCAAGGTTTGGACTCGACCGTCGTACTTGTAGAACTTGTCCACGCCCATCCAGAACGTGACCCCGGATGCGATGGTGACGGCGTTCTGACTGACGATGGAGGTGTTGTCGGCCAGCAATGTTGCGCCCCACACAGCAGGTGGTCCAAGGTATTGCATGGCATACACAGCGTTGTCAGTAAAAACAATGATCTCTTGGCGCGACTGAATGGCCGTGATGATCTCTGAACCCCGGGATAGCTGCAGGCTACCCGCTTGGTTTGTTGCTGCTGGCGTCCAGTTTGCTGCATCTTCTTGGTCAGACCAACGGATCAGCATCGGGTTTTGGACGGCGCTTCCATAATCATTGCAGCCAAAGGCCAGCACAAAGCGGCTCACATCCGAGACCAAAATGGTGTTCTGCACTGTGGGCACATCCGAAGCGCCGCCCAAGGATGTCAGGTTTACCGCCCGGGTGCCTGTGCCAGCCGAAGAGTCCCAGTAGTAAATGGCTCCGCCTCGTGGCCCGAAGATCAGGTCTTCGCCAAAGTTGAACTGGCTCCACAGCCGCAGACTTTCCAGCGAGGTAGTTCCTGTGCCCCAAACACCAGTTCCCCAGCCGCCAGCGCCCCAGCCGACCACGGGAACAGCAAACTCAAAACCCGTATTGATCTGGTACGCTGCAACAACCGAAGCCCCGCCGCCCGGGGAGCCGGATACGTCCGTGGCGTTGGCGGTGGCCGAGACGGTGATGGTGTACGTGTTCGCGTTTACCACGGTGACTTGGTACTCTGCGTTGAGCACGCCAGCCGTGATGTTGCCGCCAAGACCCACGGCCCCACTGAAGGTTACAAAGTCCCCAGTGAAGCAGCCATGAGCTGTGTCTGTAACGGTGATGACGCTGGAGCCCAGAGTAGCGACAAACGGGTTGTTGTTGATGGTTCCGGGTGTTCCACGGATCGGCGTGATGTCATAGTACGAGCCGCCGCTCTCGATGTAGAACTTGAGGTTGGTACCCACGCCCAGCAAGTTGGCTCCGCCAAGAGTCACCCAGTTCCACAGGGACCGGCACACGCCAAGGAAGGAGTTTGCCGAGATGCGCTCCCAGCCACCGATCTTTTCAGGCGTACCGGAGCGGAACCGAATCTTGTCGCACTCGTACCAACCAGCAGAATACGCGCCGTTGACCCCCGTGGGTCCGACATTCTCTGAAAGGTAGCGCGTGTTTTCTCGTGAGACTCCGGGTCTGAAAAGTACACGTTTCAACGGCATGTTACAATCCTCCTATAGCGGACTCAACAAGGAGAACACCATGTTTGTTTACATTTGGAAGGATGAAAAAAACATCCCTTTTTACGTTGGGTTCACCAACTCTGCTAGACGCACCAACCCCAAAAACAGCCCCAAGAGGAACTGGCTTTGCATGAGGAAGCTTGAGGAGATTGGTCGAGATCATGTGGTGGTAGAGCTTCGGTTTGTGGATTCGATTATCACTGGTCAAGAGCTAGAACGCAAACTGATACAAGAGTACGGGCGCGTACAAACCGGAACCGGTCCTTTGACCAATTTAATGCCCGGAGGCGAGGGCGCAAACAAAATGCCGGAAGCGCTAAAAGAAAAACGGCGACAGGCAATGCTTGACCCAAACAACCCAATAAGAAGCGCTGAGGCAGTTGCAAAAAGAAATCTTGCAATAAAAAACAGAATGAACAAGCCTGACGTCAAAGCTGCAATGGAGGGCGAGGCAAATTTCGCAAAAACACCCGAGGTTAGAGCAAAGCTGAAAGCTGTTTGGCAAGACCCCGAATACCGCGCCGCAAGAGTGGCAGAACGAACTGGCGCAACAAAAAACATCTCACCTGAGTTACGAGCAAAGATGTCAGAACGGACCAAAAATAACCCAGCCATGAAGTCTTGGGGTGAGCGTAACGGAAAGGACCCTGAATTTGAAGCTAAGCGCATAGCAGGCCTTGCGGCATCTCAACCAAAACGATTAGCCAAAATGGCGGACCCGGAGGCGCTTGCACAACGCAAGGCTCGGCTTAAAGAAACGATGAACTCACCAGAATTCAAAGCTAAACGCGCACAATGGGATACGCCGGAATACCGCGAAAAATTGTCGGCAGCAAAGCGAGAGTATTGGAAAAAACGCAAGGCCTCCTCCTAACTCAGGAACAGCGCAATCTCGGCCTCTCGGCGCTTGACCAGCCCGGGGAGAACTTTGCCGCCACCTTTGGTCCAAGCCCGGAACGCATCGGCTGCGCCATCCCAGTCACGCCGGTTGGCCTTCATGCGGATGGTACTGCGCTGCAGGTTGCCTAGCCCGAAATTGAAGGATATAGAGACCAGAGCGTCAAAGCTGCCTTGACGCCCAACCACGCTGGGAACAAGACGAAGAACACCCCGTTCAAAATTTCCGACATCAACTCGGAATAGTTCGTCGATCTCTTCTTTCGTCCAGACACGGTTGTCCTCCGGTTTCAGTGGGAACTCACTGCGGATCATGGGAATGTCCTCTTTGGTCTTGCCCGGTGGCCGGACCATGGGTAGCCTGATCTGCTCTTGGTACAGGACGTGGCCGTAGCCAATCGTCCAGATGTGCGCTGGGCAAAGGTAGGGCCGAGAGCGTTTGCCCTCGAACCGGTGCATCAGGTCTTCGCCTGCCCTGCTTAGTTTCACTTCTTGCTCCAGCCGCGAGAGCCGAACCAGAAACCGATGATGCCGCCCAACATTGCCATCTCGTCAGCGCTGAAGATCAGGTCGGCGTACTTGATGACATCATCAATGTTGGTGATCAGGCCGGGGTGGTTCCACAGATACCAAGCCATGAAGCCGTTGATCAACACCAGCTCAAGGACAAAAATGTAGGTCACCGTGGGGCGCACAGTGCCCACGTAGTTGGAAACCCATGTGGAGGCCTTCTCAAGCACCTTGGCGTCATGCTCAAGAGCTGCCTCGGTCATCCGGGCATCGGTCTCCATCTGGACCTGATCGGTGCGGACCTCTTCGATTTTCAGTTGGGCGGCAAAACCCTGCGCAGCCATAGCCAGCTCACGTTCGTTTTGCAGCGCGGCCAGCTTCAGCTCGTGCGCTTGGTCAGCCTTGTTCTGGAAGTACTCCAGCAGTTTTGGGAGGCCGGAGATCAACAGACCCCCAAGAGTTGAAAACAGTGAAAGCATCAATGACCCCTTTTAACAAGCATGTTTGCTGCAATGTCCAGCATGGAGTGGACGTGCTCCATGTTCTGCGGCTGCTCTACCCAGCCAGCCGTAATCTGCCCAATAAACCTGCTGCGATCTGGCGGTATGCTGATACGGCAGGTGAACGAAACGCCCTGCGCAATATACCAAATGCCCAACTCCGACTGCGCCCTCAGATATGGACTGCACGGCGTCTCGCCCGCCATCAACTTCACCACGTCGTTGTTGTTTGCCACGTTCGTTGTGAACAAGCCAACATCCAAACCTTCCATCTCCTTACTGCGCCCGTCCTTGGTGTACAGGCGGTACAAGACCCGTGTGCCAAAAATTGGGTTGACCTTGAAGATGGCAACAAACTTGGCATCGGTCTGTTTGAACAAAACACTTGCCGCATCGTCAACCCGATCTTCGTGGATCACGGGCATCTTCTTGTTCTCTTGGTAAGCACCAATCAACACCGTCTGGTTCTGCCAGACAAAGTACCCGGCAAACGCAACCAGACCCATGACGAGGATGGCGACCAGCTTAAAGGGTGAATCGACATAGGCCAGCACCTTGTCCAGCACGCCGAGGGCTTTATCGCCAGAATCCGCCATTCAAACTCCAGATTAAAACGCGGGCGCACCACACCGCCAGCCCAACAATAAGGGCCGCTGCAATGAATGCAACAGCCCAGTCTTTCATGGCACCACTGCGGGTGTGATGGTGTTGGTCGTGGTGGTGTTGGTGCTGGTCACCACAGTTGGAACAGACGTACTGTCAGTAATACTGCCACCAGCAAGGCGACCACTGTTGCCAGAGTTTGACCCACTGTTCGCTCCAATCGAGTAAGAACCTGCTCCGATTACGCCTGTGCCGCTCAAGGTTACATTGGCCGCTGGCGCTTGAATCTGCGAGGCGATGCCCACAAACGCTGCATTGGTGCTGATGCCCAGAGCTGTTGCATTGTCAGACTGGCGCATGCCCAGCGTGGTCTGCTTGTTCACGGTATACACCTGCCCAATGGTCGGCAGCAACAGACCTGTCCACTGCATGGCGTAGTCAGCCCAGTTCTTGGGGGCGTTGATCTGCGCGTTCTGCTGACCACCACCCATTTGCAAGGACATGACAGCAGCAACCTTGGCCGTGGTGTCGCCTTGCTTGGCGATGTCGGCAAGGGCTTGGAAACGTGCTGTTTGAGCCGCTGCTTGAGCTTTGTGGGCGTCAGCGTAGGCGGCGTATTCCGAGTTGGTTGCGCAGCCGGTCAAGGCCACGGAACAGACGGCAAGGGCAAGTAGTTTCATTTTGGCTCCTTACGGGGTTTCGTTGGCTGCTGCGGGCGTGGTCAGGATTGCGCTGGCCTCGGCTGTCGTCAGTCGGAACACCTCGGGGAACAGGGCGTTGGTCGTCATGTTCACGTAGTTGATGGTCTCTTGCGACTGCAGGTTCACCTCTGTGACCACACCAAGACGGTTGTTGCCCGTGATGATGATGGAGCGCAGATCAAAGATTGCAGAGCCAGTCACGCCCAGCGACTCAGCATAGGCTGTGTCAGTCAAGAACAGCGTCATCAGGTCGTACTTGGTGCTCACGCCGTTGGCCGTCACCGGGAAGCGGTTCTGAAATGCATTGCGCGTGATGATCCATGTGTCTGGTGCAGGTGGAGCTGGCGGAACCACGGGGGCCGCAAAGACCCCGCCGCTGTAGCTCCAGCCAATACCCGGTTGAGGGGTCATGCTGGTGATGTTGACCACGGCTTGCCAATCAGCAGCGACAGAGTCAGCCCAAGCCTGATCGCCCTCAGCGATGTTTTCAATCAGACTATTGTTGATAAGTGCGTATTGCATGTTCTTTCCTTATTCAAACCACCAGACACGGACAAAACCTGAGCCGCCAGCGTAACCAACTTGGCTGATGGAAAATCCCCGTGATCCAGCCCCACCGCCGCTACCTGAGTTTGCGGCAGCGGCAGTTCCAGCCACCGAAAAAGTTGCGCCATTACCGCCGCCACTGGCCCCCGGTGAAAAATCGCCACCACCACCACCAGCGAAACCGTTAAGACCGGTATTCCCGCCGCCGATACCCCCGCTAAACATAATGGCCGTAGTCCCCCAAACAGGCCCAGAGCCGTTTGACCCGATGGTGCCCTTTCCACTGGAAAAAGCCCCTCCGCTCATGCCCCCGCCGCCGCCTCCGTTGGAGTTGTTAGCTTGCGTTCCAGCACCCCCTCCACCACAGCCGCCTGTTCGGCCTGTTTGAGCGTTTCTTGCACCGCCACCGCCACCGCCCGCTACAGAAAAAGAGCCGAATGACGATGTACCTCCGTCACTTCCGGGGTTTAAAGTGGAGCCACCGCCACCGCCACCGCCAATGGTTACGGTTTGAGCGGTTGCTGCGGTTACAGGTTTGATAACTAAGCCCCCACCACCGCCACCACCGCCACTCCAGTTGTCGGAACCATCATTTCCACCACCGCCGCCACCGCCACCGCCACCTACCACCATGGCCCAGAGCTGACCGCCGTTGGATACCAATGTGGCCGAAGGCGTGAACGTGCCGGAGCCTGTGAACTCTTGGTAGCGCAGCTTGCCGCCACCGCCGCCAGCAAAGGGTGCAAATTGAGAAAGATTGCTCATTGGAAGGGTCCTTTCTTGACCTTGTCGGCCAATTCAGATGTGGAAAGATTCTGACTGACAACCCAGCCAGCCGAGGTGTTTGTATAGATCAACGCAAAGATCATATTGGGCACGTCACACGTCATGTGCTCTTCAAGCCCCATGATCAGTTTTCCGTTGCGGTGAATGATCAGGGGATGATAAATCCAACTGCCAAAATAGTCACTCACAATCAGCTTGAAACCGTCTCGCGGGTTGGGCGGAAGCACCAGCATGCCTTTTTGCATGTTTGTGTCCACGTAGTAGCTGCGCTCGTGCTCCACGTACTCGTAGGAATACTCATCGCCAGACTGGACGTAAAACTTTTCTTCGTGCCGCCAAGTCAACCATGGCTGAAACTGCGCAGAGTTGCGCAAGGTCTGCTCCAAAGTGACTGGGGCATCGGGATCAACCTTGATAGGGTCAACAATGATGGCGCTCATGGCAGCAGCACCCATCCGCGAGTTGCGTCAGCGTAGACCAGCGTGAAGCCAGCGCCGTCAAGGTCCACCGTCAGGTCTTCGGCCAATGCCATGATGGGCTGGCTGTTGCGCCCGATGACCGCAGTAACGGCTCCCGACATGGTGCTCACAGTGACCGTGTTTCCCGCAGACGGGGAGGCGGGGAGTGTCAGTGTCAAAGACGCCGTGAGCACGTAGATGCGAGACGAGACTGCTGTGGTGTCGGTACCGATCACTTGCACGTTCTGCGTGATGACGGGCTGTGGAAGCACGGCTTGGGGGATGGTCAAGCCAGTCAACGTGGTCTGCCCTGTGCCACCGTTGGCCGCAGCCAAAGTACCCGCAAGCGTGATGGTGCCCGACGAAGTTATGGGTCCACCAGAAGTGGTCAGACCGGTCGTGCCGCCAGACACCGCAACCGAAGTCACTGTGCCTGTGCCGGGTGCTGCAGCGGCAATGGTCTGGTTTGGCCATGTTCCTGTGATCGTGATGTTTGCACCTTGCACCAAACCCGGAGTTGCAGTTCCCGTTCCGCCGTTGGCCACGGGCAGTGTGCCGGTGACGTTGGTTGCCAAGTTCACAAAGGTGGTGGACGTGGAGCCTGTACCACCAGAAGCGATTGGAAGTGCAGCGCCCAGTGTGAGGGAACCGAGCCAGTTGACCTGAGCGCCGACATCCGTGCCGTTGTTGTACACCACCGTGCGCGTGCCTGCAGGGACTGCCACGCCAGTTTGGCCAGACACCTTGACCGTCACAGCGTAGCTGGAGCCGTTGATTATCAGGTATGGCTTCTGGATTGCCGGGACGTTGATGGTGCCCGCAGCAGACACCGCGCCAGCAGAGATGTTTAAACACAGCGCCCTAGCATCCTGAGCCGCGTTGGTGTTGGTTAGCGTCAGTGTGCAGACGTTGGCTGTGAAGTCGCCGGAGTCCAGAGTGGCCATGCCCACAATGGCCTGCTCGATGGCCGTTCCAATGTTGGCG